GCGCGAAAGCTGTTGCAAAACTGTTTTTCAGCTGTGTAAGAGCCGTCATCATAGCCGACATCGAAGCGTTAAGCTCGGGTGAGACCTGTGCAAGGTTCTTGATACCGTCCACCGCTCCTGAGAACAGGGCTGATATAAACCTACGTTTCAGCATACTCTTGATACGAGCTCCGAAGGAAGTAAACACCTTCGTGAGCTTCTTCACAGCTGCAACAGAACCGTTTGAGGACTTGCCGAAAGCCTTCATATTGCTTGTAGCCACCGCTATGCTCTTTCCTAAGAGCTTGAAAGTAGTCACACCCACCTTAGCCATGCCTTTGAGCGTAGCTGACAGAATACGTGTCCTGCCGTTCGCACGAGATACCTTGTTCTCATACTCAGCTACCCTCTGTTCGAGCTGCTGTATCTGGCTTGCAGTTTCCTGATAAGCTGTCGTATCTGTACCGTCAACTCTATCAGTTCCCGCAGTTTCCATTGTAGCTTTCTGCGCTTCATACTGCTGCAGCCTCTGTTGTGCAGCTGTAATAGCCTGCTCGGTCTTGCGCCATTCCTCTGAGGTTTGGTCTGTACCCTGAGCGAGCATCTTATCTTTTGCCGCTAAGAGATCATTCAGCTTAGCCCTAGCTGCTTCAAGGCTCTGGTTAAGGGTGTCGTATTCATCGGTGGTTACTCGTGTACTGCCGAACGTTTCAAGCCGCTCACGCAAGTACTGTATCTGCCGCTGAACATTAGCTACCTTGAATTCAAAGCTATCAACAGCGCTTTCACTGCCGCCCATAGCTTTCTTAGCTGCAGGTTCAAGTCCGTATATCTTATTTTCAAGTGTACGAATGCTTGTACCTATTGAGTTGTAAGTGCTGTTGAAAGCTTTCGTTTCACTTTCAGCACTTCTTATATCCTGCTTGACGGTCTGCCATGCCTGCTTATTCTCGGCTGCAAGCTGCTTAGTGCTTGCCCTTGCCGCTTCTGTCTGAGCTTTCGCCTGAGCGATCGCAGCAGTTTCAGCCGCCTTAGCTTTCTCGGTCTCGGACTTTACCCTGATGATCTCGGTCTGCATACGCTGCAAGGAAGCTTGCAGGTCATCATATCGGGATATCAGCAGTTTCAGACTGTCGTTATCCTTAGCACGGACTATCTCACCGCTTTTGGACTTAACGCCTGCTCCGTAGACTTCCTCTATCTTAGCACCGAGCTTGTCAAGACTGCTTTCGGCAGCATTTGCTTTCGTTTCAAACTTTGATATGTCCTTAGCGCCGCCGCCTGATGCGCTGTCATAAGCTCTTGACACATCTGTCATTTTACCCTCGAGGGTGTCAAGCATCTTCTGAATTGCTCCGATACTTGATTCAAACTTTTTCTCGGGGATAGCATCTGCCCATTTAGATATCCAGTTCTGAATATCCTCTGAGCTTGTCTGGAAAGATGTTACACTCTCGGAGAGTGCCTTGTCAATCAGCGGTGCACCTTCTTGTACAGCTTGTACACCCTGATTCATAGCACCTTGAAGTGTATCGCCCAGCTTCTGAAACTCGTTCATAGATGAATCGATGGCATTCTTCATTCGGTCACTGCCTGCTTCAAAGCCTTGTGTGTCAAGGTCTGTGCTGACAACTACCGAACCGTCAGAATATCCACTATCAGCCATTGATTGCACCTCCTCATTTCTTATCTAAGCATATTTTTCAATCTTTCCTTAGCAGCCTTTTCTTCTTCGGAGAGCTTTGGCTTGATCTCGCACAGCTCGCGGTTTGCGTTCCAAAACTCCTTCTCGGTCTTATCGAGAGGAGTTTTGCGGTTCTTTTTCTTCTGCCTGAGCCGCAGTACAGAGCCGAACACACCGTCTGTTGATATCTCCATGAAGTAGCCCATAAACGTCCACCAATGGAGATATGATACAGACCTTGTCTCAAATCCCGCTATCTTGTTGATAGCAGGAAACAAGATACTTTCGTCCTGCTCCCAGTCCATTGTACGTGCGCTCCCGGGCTTTTTCCTGCCCTCTGGCATACCGCAGTCAATGAACTCCAAAGCCGCCTTAAAAGCCGCTTCATAGTCGCTCTCGGGCATTTCGTCAAATCCCTCATAGAGGATATGCAGACAGACATATATCTTCTCTGCGTTATCTATATTCGGGTCGTTGAAAGCAACGATGATTTTCAGGATATCCGCGAAGTGTGTTCTGATATCCCATTCCTCACCGTTCACGACTAAGCTTCTCGGAAGCTCACCTATCATAGCTTATCAAGCCTTTCTGTGCTTACCGGGTGCTGATTTGTAGCCCTTTGTATATCCGCTTATGCGCTTCTCAACGCCCTTAACACTTCTCTGGAACTGTGCTGCTATGAACTTACCTACACTGTCAAGCGCGTTTTCACAGTAGAACATACCACTGTCAAGGGGAGAGAACGGGTGCATACTGCCGAAGAAAGCTTCGGAAAGATTACCGTTGAACAGATAGTCGCACAGCTCATACAGCTTGCCTTCGCATTCCTTTAAGGTCTGCATCTCAATGTCTGAATCTGCTGTGCCATCTGCCTTGATATTGATGTTTTCGAGAGGTTTGAAAACATCGGGCACTTTCTCGATGATCTCATTGTATCTGTCGATTATGCCTATATCCGTAGGTCTGAAATAGAACTTGCCTATCTCAGTACCGAGTGTATTAGTTATAGGAATAGCCCTCATACCATCGTCTACTGTGATATTGAGAGCTGCTGCATTTGTGTTTATTTCATTGGTTTTGGTGATAGCGTTCATAATAACTAGCCTCCGTTATAATTATCAATTATTAGTTACTATTGGTTACTATTGGTTACTATTGGTTACTGTCTGCTGTGGTTTAGCCGTTGTTGTTTCCGCCGCCACCGCCAGATGTAGGTGTAAACTCACCTGTTGAGGGGTTGAACGTACCGGAAACTCTGTTACCGAGATTGTATACACTGAAAGGTATCTGAACACCGGAAGTGTCACCACCGATAGACTTAGGTATCAGAGCAACGTCCTCACGATATGCCCATACAACAGTACCTGTTGTGTCATACAGTACATCGATCTTGGTAGTCTTGCAAGCCGCGCCTGTCTTTCTCTCGTTAGCGATCTCTGCAAGCTTTTCCCACAGAGCGCTACCCTCAGTAGCATAGTAGGGATCCACATCGGACTGAACTTCATAGCCCTTATGGTCTATGGACTGTTCGCCCTTAATGTTCTTCTTGATCTCTACATCGGGGTTAAGTTCCTCGTTGTACTCTTCCAGATCGTCACCCAGTCTGGTGTAGGCGGGTGTCTCGCCATTAAATGTCTCGTCAACGTAGTGCGCAAGGTATTTACGCTCTATCTTATCTGCCATTGATTACCACTCCTTTACATTTACACGATCACATGATCTGCGAATGCTGTATTGTTATCAATCAGTATAGCGCCGTCAAGCGCATACACTGTGTTGATAGGTGTGAAAGTTTTGGTGCTGACATCAAATATACCTTTCACGCGGTTACCTCTGCTGTAAATACCGAATGGTATCTGTATGCCTGAGGTATCACCGCCCACAGAACTTGGTATTACCGTAACGTCCTCACGGTACGCCCACACCGTTGACATATCTTCCCTGAGGAGCACGTCAATCTTAGTGGTGTTACAAGCATCACCTTTAATTCTGCGGTTTGCTATGGTCGAGAGGTTGACAAAGAGCAGGCTGCCGTATTCCGCGTAGTAGGGGTCTACGTCTCCCTCAGTGTCATACCCGCTGTGTCTGATGTTCTGTTCACCAAGTATGTTGGTCTCGAACTCTACGTCAGCATTGAGCTCGTCTGAATACTCTTCGAGATCATCACCGAGCCACACATACTGCTTAGCTCCGAAACCTTCATCTATATAGTGCGCAAGGTATTTGCGCTCGATTTTGTTATACATGGGCTATACCTCGCTTTATAACTGGTGTTACTGGTTAGTGTCGTACTCATATTTATACCGCACTAGGATTGATACAAGCCAGTCCTCAACGCCGTCCTGATATGCAGCGTTGCAGTGTGCGGGAGTACTGCGTGCTATGTTTGTGATTATTCGTCCCTCGTCAAGCTCTGGGTAGTCGTGCAGCTGTACTACGGAACCGCTGACCACAATAGGCTGTTTTTCAAGCCACTTGCCGAGAGTATCAAGGAACTCCTTGACTGCGAGCTTCTGTGTCTCACTTTTCACAGCTGCCCTGTATATGACATTGAAAGGGTACGCGCCTTGTATGCTCACATGACCTGTTATACTCTCTTTCCTTGAAAGTATCGCAGCTCCGCTTGTCGGGAAGAAGCCGAGCCCTGACTTATCCTCTAGGGTCGAGAACTTTATCTTTTTACCGTTCAATGCAGGAAATTCGTTAATCAGCTCCAAGAGCGCAGTACTGATTATCTCCGAGCCCTGAACATCTATTGGTCTTTGTGCCACACTATGCACCACCCTTTATTATTCTGTCACATTCTGCCACCCATGCAGGGAGGTCTTTGTCTTTTGCGGGTTGAAACCACTCAGCCTGAGCCGTAGGCTGTGAATAGTTCAGCCGCCTTTCCGTAGGTACGAGAGTTGCACCTTTGCGGAAACGTAAGCCGACTTCTACGCCGTTTCGGTCATGTATCAGTGCCGGGCCTTTGCCTGTCACCGAATCGACCATTACCCGACCGCCGTACTGGTATCTACCATACGGACCCGGGAACACAACTTTACGTCCGCCATCGTCAACGTAGGAGCGTTGCTGCAGGCTTCCGGTAAGCAGCGGCATAAACACCTTACTGCTCACGAGAACCGCTTCACCGAGCCGCTGTTGAGCTCTGGCGAACCTCTCGGGATATGCGGAGAGGTCAACATTGATATCAACCTGCACCATACCTTTGACGAATGCCGCCTTACCTGAGATAGTCCAGTTAGGCATTTACCTCACCCCTATCTCGAAGTGTGGTATGAGCTCGTAGAAAACAGCTGTAACTATCTGGTGCACACCGTCTCGCGTGCTGTTGATATCGTCATAGAATCCAGTCTCATAATCATCATCGTATATAGGCTCTGTGCTTTCGTACTCACCTATCAGAATGAAGTCCGTCTGAGGTTGGAATGTTATGACGGATTCCACACCGTCTGCGAGAGCTTCATACGCTTTCGGGCTCGCATACGGCAGTACTGAATTGTCCGCCGCTATGATCTTGCTTGCATTGGTCTGTATCAGCACCGTGCCCATGTCGGAGTTAGTGTTGCCGCTCTGGGCTGTGGCTGTTGCTCCGTCCGATATTCCAACGGCATCTACCCCATGCAGTACGTGTGGGTAGTAGTAACCACCCTTGAAGTTGAACACCGTGATAGTATCTCCGAACATCAGTCCACCCCCGCATACAGCAGATTAACGCCGTTGGCATCGGGCACATTGGCGAGATAGGTCTCCACGATGTATCGTGTGTAGCTGTCCTGCGCCGCTGTGTTGCTCGCAGCCGCTGAATAAACCGAAGCTGTGCCGCCTGTTGCATATGATACCGATTCTTTGCCGCTGCTTATCGAAACTATTGCCCCGGTTACTTTGCCGTCAGAATTGGTACTTGCTGCTCCCGCTCTGCGCTGTGTATCGATGTAGCAGAGGGCATCGGCAACAGCGCACACAGCTTTCTTTACTCTGATAGCATCTGCTTCCACCTCTGGGAATGCCGTTTCAAGCCTGCGGAATGTGATAGTATCAACATAGTCCGAAGCTCGGTCAAGCCACTTGTTAGCGTTAGCAGCTGTCAGTGCATCACCGAGATATGTGTCGGTGTAAAAGCTATAATCTGCGTACATTACCTTTGCCCTCCTTCATCACTTTTTCTTGGACTTGTCCTCAACTGCTTCTGCAGCAGTATCAGGTGCTGTCTCGGCAGGAGCTGCGGTCTTAGCGGCCTTGCCGGGCTTGTACACCTCATACATGGGGCTCTCGTCATAAAGCCCCTCTACATACTTATTCGCGGGTCTGAGGATAGTACCTGTTCTCTTGTTAATGAAAAGCATCGTTAGCCCTCCTTATTCTGTTGATGTTATAGGTGCCTGCATCGTGAGAAATACTGTGCGGGTAGGTGGCGTTGCAGGCGGTTCATACTCAACGTATACATCGGGCTGTTTCAGCCATTCTGCTATAACGAACTCGTTGGTCGATTCAACGACCGCGCCTGTTAAGAGGTTAAGAAATGTCATGGTACCCGCTCCTTGTCTTAGTTACCGTTGCTAGGCTGTGTGAAGTCTGCGCCGAAGATCAGGTCAGGGGTTACTGCCTTAGTACCGTAATGGTAGAACAGCTCGACACCAACAGCTTCGGAGAGAGGTATCTTCTCAGCTGTGTATTGCTCCATCATAACAGGCTGTGCTACTGCACCCTTTACCATGAGCAGGATATCGCAGCCAACAGGCAGTCTTGTGCTCGAGTTGGTCTCTACGCCATGCCATACGTAGAACTCTTCGACACCTGTGTCCACGTTGCTTCTCTCGCACTTGTCGAGGTGGTTTCTGATCTTGCCGTAGTACTCGGTAGAGAGAACAAGGCTCATCATATCACGAGGTACACCGTCAACGAAAGAGTTGTGTGTGTTCTCGCATTCCTGGATGATCTTTTCGAGGATATCAGCCACATCAGTGATACCGTATACGTTTACTGCGGTAGCGTTGGTGTTAGCTTCTGCGAAGAAAGCACGGTCAAGTGCTGTTGCTACTGTCAGAACGTGGTTGTTAGCACGTCTGTTCAGTACATCGTCAACGCTGTACAGTCTAACGTCCTTAGCTTCGAGCTCCTCAACGATCTCCTTGTCCTGGTCGATTGCAACAGTAACGGGCTTAGCCTTTACAGCGTCACCCTTACCCGCAGCTCTTGCAGTACCATAAGATGCAGAGGTAGCGTTGGTGAAACGTCTGCACTCTACAGTACCTGAAACAGGGTCACCGCTCAGCTCCTGATTCTTGAGCTTGTAGCTCAGAGTGTTCTTCTGAATGTTCTCGATGACAACGCCGCTCAGCTCTGCGAGATAGTCGTTAGCTGCAGGAGAGCTGCCGTCAATGAGAATGTTAAGAGATGCGATCTTTGCCATAAATCATAACTTCCTTTCGGTTGGTCTTACCAAACCTTAGGAATGTCCTTCTTTGTGTCGCCCTGCGGTTTCTGCTGTCCGAGAGGGGCAACGAAAGAGGGTGCATCACCTTCAAGTTTGGTCTGTTTGTCGGCTTTCGCCTTTTCGTCCGCTGTCTGATACAGTGTCGTGTCCTTAGCCTTAGCCGCCTTCATGAAGTCATCGAAGCCAAAGAAAGAGTTATCTTTCCATGTCAAGCCGCTGTCAGCTGCCATGAGCTCCGAAGTGAGTGCTGCTCTTGCGTAAGGGGAGGTAACACCGTACTCGTCAAGCTTCTTGGTTATCCAGTCCTTCTGATCGCGAGCAGTTATCTGAGCGTTGAAGTTCTTCTCTGCATCATCTGCCTGCTGCTTGTACTTCTGGATTTCCGCCTGCATAGATTCGGGTGTAAGGTCACCGAACTTATTCAGGGTGTCGTTTGCCGCTGTGAGCTGAGTGTTAAGGTTGTCGCGCTCTGCTGTGATATCGTCCCTGCTCTTAGTCAGGTCTGCTATCTGCTGCTGTAAAGGTGTGATATCCTTGCCATGCAGTGCAAAAACGCTCTTTACCTGTTCATCTGTCAGTCCCAGTGCTGTTAATTCTTCCGTTTTCATACGAAATAACCTCCTTGAATATCATTAGGCTTTTAAGGACGTTGCCATGTCCGATATTTGCTAGGCTTAGGCTCCTAGCCGCCAATAGTAGACCGAAGAGGAATCGAACCTCTAACCTCTGACTTATAAGGTCAGTGCTCTAACCGATTGAGCTATCAGTCCATGCGCTCACGTGCTCTGAGGGGCTCTGTATGCCCTTGTAGATTACGTGAGTGTAATTTCACTACCCTAGCCGCTAACGTGCTGTGGCGTGGCTCTGCGTGCGCATGAGCCGTGTGTATTTAGCGTTCTCTAATCTATCATACTGCTTCTTCAAGTTATTAGCCTTACAGAAGTCGTTATATGCTTTCATGTGCTTCTGCAGCAGGCTTACTGCTCTGTCGTAGTCTGCTTGATACTTCTCTCGCTCAGATGCAGGGCAGTTCCTTAGTGCTGTATCTCTGCCCACAACGTTTTCCTTGTCGCGCCTGATCTTGCGCTCCATAGCTCGCTGCTTCTGCGAGAGATCGTAAGCCTTCTGGTTCTCTTCGGTGTCGAACTTCTCATAAGGATTGTGTCCGAGAATACCGGGCCCGAAGCTGTGCCGGCAGTTCCACCCGCACAAGCCCTCGCCTGAGCCGTAGCCGCACACATCGAAGTTCGGCAGTTCCTTTGTCTTGCCAGTCCTGCTGTACTGCTTAGCCTGCCACCAGAAGTGGTTACCGGGGTTATGTCCTCCGTCACCGTATCGGGCGCCCATGTGTCCTGAGACCTGAATAACATCGTGCTCATTGTCAATCATGCCTTGCAGTGATATGTTACCGCACGCCTGCGCTGTGCCTGTTCTCACCGCTCTGAGTGTCGCTACCTCGATAGTGTCTTTGTGGTAAACGTACCGACCGCTAGGTGCATCACCATATGTGATTGTGAGCTGTGTTGTGCAGAGCTCGTTCACTGCCTGCCTGACTGCTTCCTGATAGGACGTAGCACCTGTGACAACTTTCATGTGCGCTTCATCGAGAAGCCTGATAAACCGCTGCTGTGAGCTGTGTGCTGTTGTCCTGGTCAAGTTGTGGAATGTACCATAGGTGCGCTGCATTGTGTCCTGCATGATCTGCACCATTCGGGGGAGCTTGTTGATAGGTAAGGTCTTAGCACCTTGCGCTTCATAGATAGCTCTGTCTGCATCCCAAGCCGTGATACCCGCATCCTCGAAGATAGCTGCTATCTCTCGGTCTGCTTTACCAGTCCACTTAGCAAGCTTGTTCTTGACCGCTTCATAGTGTGCATTAGCATCTTTCAGCACTTCTAACTGCCAGATATCAGACTGTGACAGCTTGAAAGGATCCTCGTGCTTTAGTCGTGCCATTAATCGGGAGACTATGTCTTTCAGAATGAAAGTATTGAGGTCGTCAATCAATGGCTGCATAGGCTCGATAAGAGCATCTATTTCCTCAGGAGTTAGCACTAATCATCACCCTCTGCGGAGAGCTGCTGTTGGAACAGCTGTACTTCTGCATCAGCTATCTGCGCTTCTGCTATCATAGCCTTTGCTTCTTCCTCGGTCATCTTCTCGAACTTCATCAGGTATACCCACTTAGGCACCCACCCCTGCATAGCGTACATACGCCAGTTCGCTTTGTCCTCTTCATAGCTGTATGTGATATCACCGAAAGCAAACTGCAGCTCGTATTCACCGAGCGGTGCAAGGTTCATGAGGGTTGCTATCTTATCAGCGCCCTCGATAGCCTGTTCAAGTGCAGCCTGCAGAGCATCACGGTCGTCCTTTATGGTCTGTATGGTATCTCGGTCGTCACTCTCTATCTGGGTGGCGGTTACCATACCACGCTGACCGTCAAGAACGAATACGCCCTCAGAAAAGCCGCACTTAACGCCTGCCATTGAGAGGTTAAAGTTGATATCCTGCAAGCGGGATTCGGTAAGCAGTGTAGCTGTATGCTCTTTGATGCTGCTATTGCTTGCATCGTCCAAACCGATACCGAGCTGCTGCACAAATCTCGGTAACTTAAAGTTCCTGTTATCGGCAGAACGTTTAATGCTCTGACCGATGAACGTCATGTGCTTGCTGTCCTCGATCTC